GTGGTCCATTATGAACTTAACGAGAGAACAGATACGCAGAGAAGTTCGTGGTATGAATATACGACGGTGGAGACTGATTAGGAACCGTCCTAATTAGGATCAGGTGTAACTAGGTCAGATGCACCTCTGACGTCGTATAGGGTGACCTGTGACGCTGAAAAGGCTTTACTCAGCAGCAGGACACCTTATACTGATGTCATGTCCAACAAGACGCGCAAACAGAAACGAGAGTATTTCATGCGGTTCACACCCATGGCTCTTGACAAGATACGAGAGCACCAGACCGAGGAAGGGTTCACGTTCCTCTACGAATCTGTGCAGTCCATAGTAGGAGGAGCTCTCGAGTCAGGGTTGACTCCTGACGATGTTGGGGCAGTCCTATCCGGCACTGTGAATCGTGATTGTAAGATTACCTCTGTGCGCTTCGACGCTGACTTCTACGAATTTATCAACACACTTGCCCGAGACATGGGACAGCCTCTAGCACGGCTCATAACGGCAGCATTAGAATATGAGGGAGAAGGAGCATGAACCTAGGTGGTACACACCATTCCCCACTTGTGAGTGGATCGACATCAACCTGCCTGAGAACTGCCCACTCGAGTACAGGCGTGCGTGTGAGAAGAATCTCGCAGACACTGGAAGGGCAAGACTCTCAGCTCCATGGGACTATCTCCGCAGAGTCGGACCAAACACCACAACTCTCAACAATCTCGACTCCCCATTCTTTATGAGTAATCTAGGAATCTACATCCTCAACAATTGGGACATGCCCCACGGAGACCCAGAGGAGTGGGATCTGGAGCAGGAAACTGTCGCTCACCAAATAGCTGAGGCATATGCTAACGAGTACATGAAGGACATGGATATCGTCGCCACAGCACAAAGACTCGGTGCTAGAGGAGACGTAGAGGGGAAGTCTCGTGATGTCTTCAACCACCCTCTTACAAAACAACACATCCAGAAGAACATAGAGAACTTCTGCTCGACCAACGCTCTGACCCATGACACAGTACTAGCTATCCTCTGGCGACATGCCAACAGCGACAATGCTGGTGTCTCCTTGACCGCTGTGTCTAAACTGCTCGACCTTTCCGGTCTGTCTAGTCTTAAAGAACCTCCTGAAGATACAGGTTCCAAGATGAGAACGATAACAGCGAAAGACGCTAAGACGTTGAAGGAAGCATTCGACGAAAAGTATTAACATGTTTGAAGAAGACGAAAAAGTAAAGACTCTCAGGTCTATAGAGGTGGGGATATCGATCCTCGTTGTGATCAACATCCTAGATTTCCTATTCAAGTGGTAGAAGAACAGATACTCGAGACTGAATGCTCTAAAGAAGCCCTCTCCCATGTATTGTCCCACGACTTCATGCGGTTCAACAGATACTTCTTCAGGCATCGTCTCGGATATAAATTCATCGTCTCCCCTCACCACAAGATACTGTGCGACACGCTGCAGCAGGTCATAGATGGGAACATCAAGAGGCTCATCATCAACATGCCTCCTGGTTACACGAAGACTGAGATGGCGGTGGTATCGTTCATCGCATATGGTCTAGCTAAGAATCCGAAGTCGAAGTTCATCCACGCCACCTACTCAGATGCCTTGGCTATGTCGAACTCTATGAACGTCAGGGACGTTGTGACGTCTCCAGAGTTTCAGGAGTTGTGGGACATACCGCTACGGAAAGATTCTACTGCGAAGGGTGCATGGCTCACTGAGGCGGGTGGTGGTCTTCAAGCTAGACCAGCAGGTGGACCAATTACTGGTTTCCGAGCAGGTCAACCCGACGAAGGTTTCACTGGAGCGTTCATTATTGATGACCCACTCAAGCCAGATGATGCCTTCTCAGAACCAGCAGTGGAGCGTATCAACCAACGATTCAACGGAGTGTTCCGTTCACGTCTGATGCAGGAGCGAGTGACACCGATGATCATTATCATGCAGCGTATCTCCCAGAATGACCCTTCTAACTTCCTCCTCACAGGTGGGACGAAAGAGCAGTGGCACCATCTGAACCTGGCAGCAGAGATAGACCACGACACACCTTATCCGAAGGAGTACACGCACGGCATAGAGATAGACACCAAGTCTCTGCCTGAAGGAGCTCTGTGGGACTACAAGCATACGATGTCTGAGCTTAAGAACCTCGAGACAGCTGATCCCCACACATACAACGCTCAATACATGCAAGCTCCAGAGGCTATCGGTGGCTCCATCTTCAAGGACGAGTGGTGGCAACTCTACAAGGCTGGTACGATAGACTTTGAATACCGATTCGTCACAGCGGATACCGCGATGAAGGCGAAAGAGCACAACGACTACTCTGTCTTCCAATGCTGGGGATACTCGAAGGGGAATATCTACCTCATCGACCAGATACGTGATCGATGGGAAGCACCTCAGTTGAAACAGCACGCCATCGACTTCTGGACTAAACACTTCGGTGCCCCTAATGGTGGCGCATTACGATTCATGGCGGTGGAGGATAAAGCCTCCGGAACTGGTCTCATACAATCTCTGCAGCAAGAACTCGACATCCCCATCCCTGTAAGAGCGATACAACGTAACATAGACAAAGTCACCAGAGCTATGGACGCTGCTCCTATGGTAGCTGCTGGCAGAGTACACATCCCCGCTGGTGCTGAGTTCGTTAGTGAGTTCCGAGATGAGTTCCGACGATTCTCTAGGAAAGACACTCATAAGCACGACGACCAAGTTGACCCAGCTATGGACGCCATCGACATCGGGCTCAGACCTAATGGTGACGTGGTTGGTGTGATAGACGATGTATGGATGCCGAGCCACCATATCGTTCAACCATTCCAGATACCATTCGGTTGGAAGCTCGACAGGTCTATGACATGGCACTCTGTACGACCATTCTCGATAGGTTGGTGGGCAGAGTCTGATGGGTCTCCTTACACAGACCATAATGGTGACCAACAGACAGTCCCAGCGGGTACATTATTCAGATTATGGGAGTGGTATGGTGAGAAAACACATCTTTCTAATGAAGGTCTGAGACTATCTCCAGAGGATGTGGCAAAAGGAATCAAGCGTCGTGAAGCATACCTCCTCTCGATAGGCAGGGTTCAAGGAGACTTTACTTCCGGAGTCGCAGACGATATAATTGTCCAACGCACCAACACCAAGGGTGTAGACACAATCCAGAAGATCATGAGCTCAGCCAAGGTCAGATGGGTTGGAGTCAAGCACACTCCTGAAGATGAACTCAACCACCTACAAGCAATCCGACAACGTCTCACCTCGTCTACGACTGGGGATGGTGCCGGACTCTACATAATGAGTGGATGTACCACCAGCTCTATGATGTTCGGAGTCACTCCGTGTGATGAGAAAGTCATAGACCAAGTGAGTCGGACGAAGACCACATACACATTCCACGACATCCGCTTGCGGGTGGCCAAAGGTAATAATCACCAATCCACAGAAATCAACGTACAATTCCCATCATGAGTGAGATAACAAGACACACCCCAACTGCCTCTTCAGGTAGTGTAGTAGACAGAGTCATAAACACACACCCAGAATATGATCGGGCTGCTCCTCTATGGGAAGTAGTCCAAGATTGTATCGAGGGAGAACACCGCATCAAAGCGCAGGGAGATAAATACCTCCCTCGCCCTAATGTGACGGACACCTCTGAAGCGAACAAAGCTCGTTTCGCACAATACGTGCTACGAGCGGTGTTCTACAATGTCACGAAGAGAACGCTACAAGGTCTCGTTGGAAGAGTCTTCGCCAAGGACGAGACAGTAATGGTGCCGACAGTCATGGAACCTATGTTAGAGAACGTCGACGGCTCAGGCATATCTCTCATGCAGCAAGCCAAAGACACGATGGAGAAAGCACTATCCGTCAGCCGATGTGGTTTGATGGTAGACTTCCCTGCCGTAGAGGGTGTTGTCACGAGGAAAGATGAAGAAGAAGGTGGGGCAAAACCAACCATCCTCCTCTATGGCACCGAGAACATCATCAACTGGAAGACCAAGAAGACTGGTTCTGAGGAGAAGCTCTCGCTCGTAGTCCTCAAGGAATCTACAGAGGTGGGTGATAATGAGTTCTCCCACGACATCCAACTCCAGTATCGTCAGCTCTATATCGACTCTGAAGACAACACGTTCAAGGTCAAAGTATGGCGTCTGCAGTCTAATGACGCAGTAGCAGTCAGCACTAATGGTGGCAACCTCTCCGACTATGCTGTGCACGAAGAGTACACACCGACAGACGCGAGTGGGAATCCGTTCGATGAGATCCTGTTCACCTTTGTAGGTTCTCTCAACAACGACCCCACAGTGGATCAACCATTGATGCTCGACATCGCCAACCTCAATGTCGCTCACTATCGTAACTCCGCAGACTACGAGGAAGCAGCGTTCATAGTCGGGCAACCCACACCATATTTCACAGGGCTCACTCCGGAGTGGGTGGAAGACGTGATGAAAGGGAAGGTTCAGTTCGGTTCACGCGCTGGTATCCCTCTCCCTGAAGGCTCTTCTGCCGGACTACTCCAAGCAGCCAGCAACACCATGATCAAAGAAGCGATGGACACTAAAGAGAACCAGATGGTCGCTCTCGGTGCCAGACTCTTAGAATCCTCCAGTACTCAGCGCACAGCTACGGAAGCCAACCTAGACAACGTCGAGGAGGTGAGCAACCTGATAAGTGTTGCTGGTAACGTATCTGAAGCATATAAGACGTGCCTTCGTTGGGTGTCACAGTTCGTCTCCGGAGCCGAGGAAGAAATCGCTTTCGAACTCAACACAGACTTCTCTAATGACTCTCTCACATCTCAAGAACTGCAGGCTCTCGTCTCCACCTGGCAAACTAACGGCATATCTTGGGTAGAACTCCGTCACCAGCTCAAGAAGGCTGGACTCGCCACCGAAGAAGACGAAGACGCCAAAGGACAGATAGAATCGGAAGAGGGATTCTTCGGAAGCGTAACACCAGACCCAAGTATGACCACTCCAGATGAGTAGAATGATAGACATGGTCACCCAGAACCAAGTTCTTCTGGAGAGACTCAAAGCTCAGATAGTCGGAGAGAGTAATCTCATCCTGAAGCGGGAGATAGACAGCATCTTATCTGATATCGCCCAGCTCCGAGTCGATGATTTCTCTTCGTTGAGCAAAGCGAAGCTGAAGACCTTCGCTGATCGTGTCAACGCAACTGTCTCAAAAGCGACTATCGCGAAGAATGCACATGTCAACAAGTATATGGAAGTCGTCGCAGGTGATGAAGCTGTATTTGCTGCTGAATCCTTAGGAGCTACGACGAACCTCGAGGCACCTAAAATTATCGGTGGTCGAGCGTACAAGGCAGCGATCACAGACGTCATGTCAGCGACTGGAGCTTCACTACCAGAATTCATGGAGGGTTGGGCGATAAATCAACGCGAAAGAGTCTTGCAGACAGTACAGAGAGGATTCAAGGAGGGGTGGACAACATCCCGTATGATGGCAGAATTCAGAGGCACTTCCGCTGGGAACTTCAAAGATGGACTGCAAGGGAAAGAAGCTCGCAACGCTCGCACAGTCATCAATACTGCGACTCAACATGTAGCCAATACAGCTTACCAAGATGTGTGGAAGGGTGTCGGAGACGATACTGTGATAGGATATAAGTGGGTCTCCACACTAGATCAGTCGACGTCCAACACATGCCGCAACCTAGATGGCGAGGTGTTTGAGTTTGACAAAGGACCAGTCCCACCGATACATCCTAATTGTCGGAGCACCACTATCCCTAAATTGGCGAAAGACCTAGAATATCTAGAGAAAGGACGTACAAGAGCCTCAGCAGATGGTCCAACGCCTGCAGACCAAGACTACTACGAATGGCTCGGAACTCAACCAGCAGACTTCCAGGACGAAGCATTAGGCAAAGGTAAAGGCAAAGTGTTCAGGGAGAAGGGTGCTGATTGGTTCAAGAAGAATAACACTACGAAGGCTGGGAAAGAGTTGACCACCAAGGAACTGACATCCACTGTCGAGAAACGGAAGCTCGCAGAGAAGAAGAAGAAGAGAGCAGACACGTTGGCTAAGAACAAAGCACAGAAAGCTCGAGACATCGCAGACGCCAAGAAAGCGGGTGAAGCCACAGCTAGACGGAACGCTGCTAAGAAGAAGGACATCGCAGACAGGAGAGCTGCTGCAGATGCATCGAGGAAATCTAACGCTGCAGCTCTTAGGAAAGCAGAGAAAGCAGCTGCGTCGTCTGAGTTGAAAGACATACAATCTGAACTCGCAACCATTGAAGCTGCACCCACACCTCAGAGAGTTGTGCGCAGCAGCTCAAACGGGAGTGAGGAGAGAGCACGTGTTTTGAGTCTGAGTAAGAACATAGACCACCAATTGTTGGTTGCTAGCAAATACCCACCAGAATCAGCCGAATATAAATTCCACCAGGGTGAAGCGAAAAGGATGCTCGCTATACGGAAATCATTGTATGCCGATATCCGAGAGATAAGAAGTAGAGAGAGTAAGATTATCGCTCCTAAAGGGAAGACCACACTCCCACCTATGAGCGATTTCGAGAAAGATAAGGCTATGCATGAAGCTATATTCAAGAAACGTCATACCTCTACGCTCCCGACACCAAAGTTCCTATCTGAAGGTGGGGGCATGGTTGCTACAGCACCGATGCAGAAGAGGGTGAAGGAAGCAAAAGTCTTGTTCGAGAATTCTCTGAGCGCGAAGAACGTGGACGCATTGAACAAATACAGAGCTCATAAGAATGTCGTTGTCGTAGCTCCAGGAAGAGCTCAGTATAAAGACAGCGTGAGAGCGATGTTGGTATCAAACACCACTCCGACGTCAACTATGCTACACGAATACGCCCATGCGCTGGAATATGCCTCACCAGAAGTGTCCCGGAAGGCGAAAGCGTTCCTACAGAAACGTGCTGGAAGTGAACGCCTCCAGAAACTATCTAAGCTCACAGGGCAAACATCATACAAAGATGTAGAGGTGGCATGGGAAGACGAGTTCAAGAAGCGAGGTGGGCACCACTATATGGGGAAGAAATATAATGGAGCGCCAACTGAGATCATCACGATGGGCATCGAGAGGTTGAACAAATCTCCGTTCGAATTCAAGAAGAACGACCCAGAATATTTCAACTTCATGCTCGAAATCCTAAACAGGTAACACTCATGATCGACTCAGAACGCATACAACTACGCATACGAACCCACGGCACGTTCCTCCTTTCCGGTGAAGGACTAGAGCTCATAGAGAAAGAAGAGGGGTTCATACCAGAACTGGAGAAGGAATTCAACACCATCTATGCTGATTCCACGCACTTGACACCTATCGAGTCCATAGAATACATCCCCGACGTGTTCATGGTGACAGAGGGTATGGTCACAGACGTCAAGATACTCAGCCGGACACCTATAGAAGCACCAACCCAAGACAAGATATTCTAATATGACATTCTACACATGGCTCAAATACCAGCCCGCAGACTTCCAAGACACAGCGATAGGCACCGAGAACGCGAAAAAGTTGCGTGGTGGGGAGATGACGCAGGAGCAATTTGACAAGCAAAACCTAGGGAAGACATTCGCTCCTATGACCCTGTCTGAGAAGAGAGTTGAGCAGTCGAAGATCATAACTCGACAAGAGTAGTCGATAAAAAGTGGTTTACTTAATCAACATTGAGACGTATAATGTCTCTCATCGGCTCAAGACCGACCATAAACGCTATGCAATTCACATTAACAGAAGAGGAGCACAAAAAGCTCCCTGAAGCCTTCCAAGCTGAGTATACAGTTGGAGACGATGGTTCATTCACACTCACTGTAGAAGGTGGTGAAGATACAGGAGCTCTTAAGAGAGCTAAGGATCACGAGAAGTCAGCTCGTCAAAAAGCTGAAGCAGATCTCTCTGCCGTGCGTGGTGACCTCACCGCTGCCGAGACAAAGCTCGAAGACATGCTCAAAGGAGCTATCCCGAAGTCTGACGTAGACGCACTCGAGTCTTCGTATAAGACAAAGTATGACAGGCTTGAAGCCGAGTTGACTGGCAAACTCAAGACAGCTAATGAAGGACTACAAGGTGTCCTCGTCGACAATGTAGCATCCGCATTAGCAAATGAAATTTCTACTGTTCCGGCACTCATGTCTGAACACATCAAGAAAAGACTCTCGATGGAAGAGACAGACGGAAAACTCACCACACGAGTGTTAGATGCCCAAGGGCAACTATCAGCACTTACAGTGGATGATTTGAAAGCGGAGTTGAAAAACGACGCCACGTTTGCCTCTATCATCATTTCATCTAAATCTTCTGGAAGCGGTGCGACAGGTGGGACAGGTGGTGGCAGTGCCGACAAGAAGTTTAGCGACATGACTGAGTCAGAGCGTACAACGCTCTACAAAGCAGACGCTGATAAATACAGAACGCTCCGTGACGGCAATTAGTCACAACACCCCAATCCACATCTAACACACCAATATTATGGCAGACGTACAATTATCCGACGCAATCATCCCAGAAGTATTTTCTGATTATGAAGCAGTGAATTCACCCGAGAAGACAGCTTTCGCTGCTTCCGGAGTGGCAGTAACAAACGCAGCTCTCGTAGCCAAGGCAAACCAAGGAGGCTACACTATTGAGGTGCCTTTCTGGAATGACCTCGATGCATCCGCTGAGCCGAACTACAGTGACGACAGTGCAACACTGGCAGTCCCTGACAAGGTGGACGCAGGTTCACAGCTCGCTCGTATGGCATACGTGAACAAAGGCTGGGCAGCCAAAGATCTCGTTTCTGAGCTCGCTGGTTCCGACCCGATGCGTCACATCCGCAATCGCGTTGACACCTACTGGGCACGCATTTGGCAGAAGCGTATCATCGCAATGGTCAACGGCATCAAAGCTCTCAGCGAAGCTGGTACTTCCGACATGGTGATCGACATCTCCATCGAAGACGGTAACAACGCGACTGATGCTAACAAGATCTCTCGCACTGCGATCACTAACGCTATCTTCACCTCTGGTGATGCGTTTGAATCAGGTGGAGCTATCGGCATGCACTCAACAGTGTACGCACGTCTTGTTGAACTCGACGACATCGCATTCATCCAACCTTCTGAAGGAACAGTACTCATCCCGACGTACATGGAGCGACGTGTTATCATTGACGACGGCATGCCTTCAGTTGCTGGTGGTACTTCTGGTGTTAAATTCACCACAGTACTCTACGGAGCTGGTGCAATCGGCTATGGTATCGGATCACCTCTCGTTCCTGTAGAGGTTGACCGCACTGCAGCTTCTGGTGCTGGTGGTGGACTCGAGACCCTCTGGTCACGTAACACTTGGCTCATCCACCCATTCGGATACAAGTTCCTCTCTACAACTGTTGCTGACGAAAGTCCAACACTTGCAGAGCTTGCTCTTGCTACGAACTGGGAGCGCGTTGTTGACCGCAAGCTAGTGCCTATGGCATTCCTTGTGACTAACGGCTAGTCTCAGCAAATTTTACCCATGGGCAGCAGTGTCCGCGTAGCGTATCTTGGTTCATGCTGCTGCTCATGGGTTTCTATTTAAGAACCAAGATACCAACACACCATTATGGCAGATAAAACATTTGAAGAACTCGAAGCTGAAGCGAAAGCTGAAGCAGTGAAGAAAGCTACTCCTAAGAAGGAAGCTCCTAAGAAGGAAGCTCCTAAGAAGGAAGCTCCTAAGAAATACAAGAAAGGCGAAGAACTCCCGTTTGATGAAGTTCAACGTCGCATGCAGCTCCAGAAGAAGGGACCAGTTGTTGTTTCCGGAAGAGGTCGCCGCAAGTAATCCCACAGCACACAACAGCATATGGCTCTTATTATTGAAGACGGCACCCAGGTGTCAAACGCAAACTCCTACATCACATTGGCGGAGGCAAGAGCATATGCTGTATTGCGTGGGATCACTCTCCCTGTTGACGATGCTGTCGTAGAAGCTTCTATCGTACAGTCTTTCGACTACACCCAGTCGTTTGAATCCAGATACCAAGGAACTCGCACAGCTGCAGCAACTCAACCTGCAGCCTTCCCGCGCGAGGGTGTAGTTCTGTATGGAGCAGACATCGACGGAGATGTCATCCCCAAAACATTGAAAGATGCCCAATCTCAGTTGGTGATCGAAGCTCAGAGCTTCTCACTTCAACCTAGCAGCAACGGCAAGTTCATCACCAAAGAGAAAGTGGACGTTCTCGAAGTATCTTACGCCACACCTTCAAGCGGGTCTCCACAGGTGGCTCAACCAGATTTCCCAGCAGTAGACTCTCTCCTAGAACCACTCTTCAAGAGTTCGGTGACAGGTATCACCGCTGCTCTCACTACAGTCCGCATCTAATGCCTTTCGATTACACCAGCTCCGCAGCCACAGCCGACACTCTCCTCAAGAACTTCGGAGCAGATGTTGAACTGCGTGTCTACGATACTGGAACACTCAACCCAATCACTGGCGAGATCACAACACCTTCTTTCACATCCGGCACAGCTGTCGGTGTTATCCTCTCAGGAGGTAGCCGTACAGACCAAAGTAGGAACTCTCGCAGAGACACACGTCAGGTCAAGATGGAACGTCGAAGGATGTATATAACACCTCATTCTACTATCGCACCCACATCGGGTGTGGTGGTTATCGCAGAAGGCATAGCCTGGGACGTTACAAGCTCCTTCACGCTATCCCCAGCAGGAACTGCTGTACTCTACTCCTGCACAGTGGAGAGGAGCTCTCGATCGGTATGAACTTCGGGAATAAAGTAGAGGAGTTCGCGAAAGAAGCTATGGAGAAGACTGCCAGGAAACGCACAGGCATTATCATGGCTCTCCTAGGAGATATCATATCTGACACACCAGTAGGGAATCCGAAAAATTGGCGTTCAGGTGGGTCTTCTGATGGATACGTCGGTGGACGTCTCAGGACTAATTGGCAGACAACCACAGACGGATACGCCAATGGTGTGATAGAAGGCGTGGACCTCAACAGACCTATGAGACAGGTCATGTCCACAGTGAGAAACAACTTCGACACAATCTATTTCGCTAACAACCTACCATATGCTGGTCGTATAGAGTTCACAGGCTGGTCTTGGAAACAAGCTCCTGAAGGAATGGTGCGGAAGAACATCGAACGCCACAAGCAGAAAGGATCATTCTTATGAGTACAACCAACATCCGATCAGCCTTGGTAACACGCCTCGAAGCACTCAGTTTGCTTCAGGAGATCTCGTATGAGAATATCCAATTTTCACCACCATCAGATGGTATCTGGTTGCGATTTAATTTCATCCCAGCAAACACTCTACCTGTCACACTAGGACAAGGTGGAGACGATGAAGCTGTGGGGATGGCTCAAATCGATATCTTCGCTCCAACCAACACAGGCACCTCTGAACCATACGCGCTCGCAGAGATTGTGAAGAATACGTTTGTCGTTGGGAACATTTTCGAGTATAATGCGACCAAGACTCGGATAACGAGCACTCGTATTGATATCATCGGAACGATAGAGAACCAATACCACATAGCTGTTACCGTCAACTGGTCAGCTTATCTAACAAGACCACCACTAACATAAAAGCAATACCATGAGCGACTCATCCAGACACAAGATGTCACAAGTACAAGAGACAGTGTATGGCGTCACGCCAGCCACTCCTGCATTCATCGACCTACGACACACAGGCACATCACTCGCATTAAGCAAAGACTCTTCTCAATCTGAAGAGATCCGAGACGACCGCCAGATTGCTTGCTATCGTCACGGCATGCGCCAAGTCGGTGGAGACATCACCACAGAGTTCGCCTCTGAAGACTTCGATGACCTCCTAGAAGCAGTCACTGGTGGTACTTGGGACGCTACTGCTGTGGATGATCTCACAGTCGGCACTGTACGTCGTTCATTCTCTATCCTCCGTCAGTTCACCGATCAAGT